AGCACGTAAAAAAAAACACGGGTTTTGGGGGATTTGGAGTTTTGGTAATGGAGCGGATGGGCGAGATGGCGATGCTGAGTGAGGAGGTGAGCCGTGGGTAAGCGCGGTCCGGCTCCGACGCCTCGCGCGATCCTGACTCGCCGTGGTTCGTGGCGGGGGAAGGCCGCCGCCGGCGAGCCCTCGCCGCCGGCCGAGCGCCCGGCGTGCCCCGCCTGGCTGAGCCTCGACGCCACGCGCCTCTGGCGCGAGCTCGTTCCGCGGCTGCTGGCGATGGGCGTCCTCGCGAAGGTCGACCGCAACGCGCTCGCGCGCTACTGCTCCACCTGGGCCCGCTGGCGCCGCGCCGAGGAGTTCCTCGCCGCCCACGGCGAGGTCTACCCCGTCCGCGACCGGCACGGCCGCGTCACCGACTACCGCACATACCCCGAGGTCAAGATCGCCGCCCAGCTCGGCGAGGCCCTCGGCCGAATCGAGGGCCAGTTCGGCCTCACGCCATCCGCGCGCCGTGCGCTCGGGCAGACCGAGCAGGCGCAACCCGCGCCCACAGGCATGGACAGGTTTTTCAACACAGGTTGATCGCGTCGGGGCAGGCAGGCCGAAACGACGCAGGGTAGCGCCGCGATCCAGGCGAGAGCATGGATCGCAGGTTCCAAAAACTGATGACGCTCATCCCCGGCTACGATCCCGTCGCCACGGCGGGTGACTGCTGGTTTGATGAGGCCGCCGCTGAGCTCGCCCTCGACTTTTTCCCGGAGTGCCTCAGCCACGTCAAGGGCGCCCTCGCCGGCCAACCCCTCGAACTCCAGCCCTGGCAGCAGGCCATCATCGCCTGTCTGTTCGGCTGGAAACGCCCCGACGGGACCCGCCGCTACCGCCGCGCCCTCGTCTACGTCCCCCGCAAGAACGGCAAATCGACCCTCGCCGCCGGCATCCCGAACTACATGCTCTTCTGCGACGGCGAGCCCGGCGCCGAGATTTACTGCGCCGCCGCCGAGCGCGACCAAGCCTCCATCGTCTGGGGCCTCGCCTCCGCGATGATGGAGGCCTGCCCCGAGCTCGCCGCGCGGGGCCACACCTACAAGGCGTACAAATCGGTCGTCTACGAGGCGACCAACGGCGTCTACAAGGCCATCTCCGCCGCGGCCGGCACGAAGCACGGCTACAACGCCAGCGCGGTCGTTGTGGACGAGGTTCACGCCCTCCCGAACCGCGAGCTCGTTGACGTCCTGACCACGTCAACCGGCTCGCGGGCCCAGCCCCTGATCCTGTATATCACCACGGCCGACCACCAGCGCGAGTCCATCTGCAACGAGCTCCACGAGTACGCCGCGAAGGTGCGCGACGGGATCGTTGAGGACCCCGAGTTCCTCCCCGTCATCTACGAGGCGCCCGCCGACGCCGACTGGACCGACCCGGCCGTCTGGCGTCTCGCGAACCCGAACCTCGGCGTCTCGGTCACCGAGTCCTTCCTCGCCGCCGAGTGCGCGCGCGCGCGTGAAATCCCCGCGTTCGAGAACACCTTCAAGCGCCTGTACCTGAACATCGTCACCGAGCAGGCGACCCGCTGGCTCTCGATGGAGCACTGGGCCGCTGGCGGCCTCGCCGCCGCCGATCCCCTCGCCTGGCGTCGCCAGACCATCGACGCCTACCGCGGGCGGACCTGCTACGCCGGCCTCGACCTCGGCTCGACCGCCGACCTCACCGCGCTCGTTCTGCTGTTCCCCGAGGACGACGGCCGGTTTACTGCCATCCCCTGGTTCTGGTGTCCCGAGGACGGGGCCCAGCGCCGCGACCTCGCCCACCGCGCCCTCTACGAAACCTGGATCCGCGACGAGTGGATCACCGCCACCCCCGGCAACGTCGCGGACTACGGTCGGATCCGCCGCGACATCGGCCTCATCGGCGAGGCCTACGGCGTCCGCGAGCTCGCCGTGGACAGGCTGTTCCAGGGCGCCCAGCTCAGCACCGAGTTGATGGGTGACGGCTTCGAGGTCGTCTCGTTCGGCCAGGGCTATTTTTCGATGGCCGCCCCCTCGAAGCGGTTCGAGGAGCTGGTCCTCCAGCACGAACTCCAGCACGGCGACAACCCCATCCTCACGTGGATGGCCGCGAACGTCCAGGTGTCCACCGACCCCGCCGGCAACATGAAACCCGTCAAACCCAAACGCGGCTCGCCGCTCAAGATCGACGGCATCGTCTCCACGATCATGGCCCTCGGCCGCGCGATGGTCTCCGGCGGCGAGAGGAAATCCGTGTACGAGGACCGAGGACTGGCGACGATCGGATGAGGATCAACCCCAGACTATCGCACGCGCTCGCCGCCTCCGCCGCCCTGGTCCTCCTCGGCGCGGGCGCGTCCTGGATCTACCCACCCGCCGGCCTCATCGTCGTCGGCGGCCTGCTCTGGCTCGACCTCACCCTCTGGAGCCGAGGAGGCAAACGGTGAGCATCCTCCAGGCCATCCTCACCCCCTCCGTCTGGGTTCACGGCTCGGACGGCTGGCTTGTCGGCGGAGGCGGCCGCAAGAGCGCCGCCGGCGCGACGGTCACCGCCGCGTCCGCGATGGGCCTGGGCGCCTACTACGCCTGCCTCCGCAACCTCAGCGAGGACATCGCAAAGCTCCCGCTCCCCGTCTCCCGGAAGCTCCCGGCCGGCCGCGATCCGTTGCCGGATCATCCCGTTCACTCGCTCCTCAATTTCGCCCCGAACCCGGAGACCCTCGCGATCTCGTTCCGGGAGACCCTCACTCACCACGCCGCCGGGTGGGGCGGAGGCTACGCCGAGATCGAGCGGAACAACGCCGGCGAGCCCATCGCCCTCTGGCAGATCCACCCCTCGCGCGTCACCCCGTGCCGGACGAAGGCCGGCGCGCTCCAGTATCAGGTCCGCGCCGACGACGCCGGAATGAGCAACGTCGCCATCCCCGCCCGGGACATGCTCCACGTCCACGGCCTGGGGGGTGACGGCGTCACCGGCTACCGCCTCTCCGTCCTCGCCGCCGAGGCCATCGGCCTCGGTCTCCAGGCCGAGCGGTTTGCCGGTAAGTTCTTCGCGAACGGGACCCGGATGAGCGGCGTCATCAAACACCCCGGTCAACTCACCCCCGAGGCGCGGAAAAACCTTCACGAATCGTGGGTCAATCAATACTCCGGCGCGGACAACGCGCACAAAACCACGATCCTCGAGGAGGGGATGGAGTGGGAGCAGCTCGGCGTCCCGCCCGAGGAGGCCCAGCTCCTCCAGACCCGGAAGTACCAGGCGGTCGAAATCTGCCGCTGGTTCCGGATGCCCCCGCACAAGATTGCCGACCTCGATCGCGCGACCTTCAGCAACATCGTGCATCAGGCGATGGCATACGTCGACGATTGCCTGATGCCCTGGGCCGTCCGGTGGGAACAGGAGATCGGCCGCAAGCTGCTCGGCGACGGGCTCTACGTCCGTCATAACTTCCGCGCCCTGCTCCGCGGGGATCAGGTTCGCCGGTCGAGCTACTACCGCGCGCTCTTCGGGATCGGCGTGATGAGCATCAACGAGATCCGCGCCGCCGAGGACCTGAACCCGATCGAGGACGGCGACGTCCACTACGTCCCGATGAACATGGCCCGCGCGGACAAGGCCGCGGCCGGGCAGACCGCGCCGTCGAAGCCCGCCCCGCCTCCAGGCGACAATCCCGCGCCAGCGGGACCTGCCCGTGCGGAGGGCGGCGCCCTAGCTCCGGCCAGGATGATCGCTCCCATCCTGGAGGACGCCGCCCTCCGCCTCCTCACCAAGGAGGCCCGCGCCGCCGAACGCGCCGCCGCGAAGCACGCCGGCAACCCCGACGCCTGGCGCGCCTGGGTCGCCGAGTTCTACGCCGGCCAGCGCGCCCACGTCGAGGCCGCCGTCAAGCCCATCGTCCGCGCCCTCGTCGAGAGCGGCCTGCTCGACGAGACCGGCGCCGCGCGAGTCACGCAGAGGTTCGTCGTCAGCCACGTCGCCCGGAGCCAGGCCGACCTCGACGCCGCCTTCACTCACGGGGAGATGGCCGCTCTCGCCAGCGCCTGGACCGACGGCCGCCCCGCCCGCGAAGCCCGCGAGCTCGTCGCCGCCATCGAGGAGACTGCCTGATGGACCTCACCGAACTCCTGACCCGCGACTGCGCCGCCCAGCACTTCGGCCCCTGGCTCATCGAGCCCCAGTGGGCGAATCGCGCCGTCATCGCCATCCGCGCCGGCCAGTGGCAGTTCCGCTCCGCCGCCAGCGACGCGACCGCCATGGATGAGAGGCCCCTCTACACGGTCAGCGACGGGATCGCCATCGTCCGGATCGTCGGCCAGATGCAGAAGGCGACGAGTTCCCTCGGCGGGGCCTCGACGATCCAGACGCGCCGCGCCCTCCGCGCAGCCGTCGCCGACAAGAAGGTCAACGCCGTCCTCCTCAGCGTGGACTCCCCCGGCGGCACGCTCGCCGGGACCGAGGCTCTCGCCAACGAAGTCACCCGGACCGGGACCGCGAAACCAACCTGGGCCTACATCGAGGACCTCGGCGCGAGCGCCGCCTACTGGGTCGCCTCGCAGGCTGTCCGCGTCAGCGCGAACCGGACCGCGATGGTCGGTTCGATCGGGACCGTGATGGTCATCGAGGACACCTCCGCCCGCGCCGAGCAGGAGGGCGTCAAGGTTCACGTCGTCTCCACCGGCGCGTTCAAGGGCGCGGGTTACGACGGCGCTCCGGTCACCGAGGAATACGTCGAGTACGCCCAGGATCTGATCGACAAGCTGAACGCGAGCTTCCTCACCGCCGTCAAGCGCGGCCGGAACCTGGCGATCGGCAAGGTCCGCGAGGTCGCCGACGGTCGCGTGTTCGTCGCCGACGACGCCGCCGGCCTCGGACTGATTGACGCCGTCGAATCCTTCGACGACGCCTTCCGCGGGTTGCGGAACGTGGTGAAGGCCCAGGCCTCCACCCCGCGCCGCGACGCCGCCGAACGACGATTGCGAATGACGCAGTAACCCGCGCGGCGGAGATCGCCGCCGGGACGCGCCGTCCCGCGGACGCGGGACGCCCAATCCACCACACGCGCGCGCGCCGCCGCCGAGATGACCAAACGAAAGGGAACCCGATGGACCCGATTGAGACGCTCAAGGCCCAAGAGCGCGAGCATCGCGCGACGGCCCAGGCCATCTTCGCCGGCGCGAAAGCCGCCGCGCGCGAGATGACCGAGGACGAACAGACGAAGTGCGACACGCTGCTCGACCAGGCCGACAAGGCCAAGACCGAGGCCGCCGCGCTCGAGACGGCCGCCGCCCGCGAGCAGCGCCTCGCCGCGAACGCCGACTACCTCCAGCAGTCCGCCGGCCGCCAGTCCACCCCCGACGAACCCGGCTCCCAGACCGGCCGCGTCGAGGTCGGCAACGACCGTCGCGAAGACGATCCGATGGGCGGGTTCAACCACTTCAACGAGTTCGTCCAGGCCGTCCGCGTCGCGTCCATCCCGAGCGGTCTGGTGGACGAACGTCTCCGCGTTCTGAACGCCGCCCAGGGGCAGAGCGAGGAGTCCGGCGAGGACGGCGGTTTCCTCGTCCCCTCCGCCCCGTCGAACCGGATCTACGAGCGCCTGGTCAAGGGCCTCGACCTGTTGGGTCAGGTGGACCGGGTCACCCTCACCGGCAACTCGGCCGAGATCCACGCCTACGTGGATCACGACAAGAGCTCGACGACCTACCGCCACGGCGGCGTGGTCGTCTACTGGGCCGACGAGGCCGACCAGTTCACGCGCTCGAGTCTGAAGTTCCGGAAGGTTGAGCTCAAGCTCAAGAAGATGATCGCCCTCGCCTACGCGACCGACGAGTTCACCTCGGACGTGGCGAACTTCGGCCCTCGGCTTTTGGACAAGATCGGCTCGGCCATCGCCGACGAGGCGGTCGAGCAGATTCTCTTCGGAACCGGCGCCGGCAAGCCCCTCGGCGCGCTCAGCTCCGACGCCTGCATCTCGATCGACGCCGAGGACGACCAGGCCGCCGACACGATCGTCTTCGAGAACATCGTGAACGTGGAGGCCCGGCTCTGGGAACCCCAGGACGGCAACGCGATCTGGCTCTACAACCAGACCTGCCATCCGCAGCTCGCCCTGATGTATGTGGCCGTCGGCGCCGGCGGCATCCCGGTCATGGTCACCGAGGGTGGCGGCGACCGCCCGATGTCTCGCTCCCTCCGCGGCCGCCGAGCGGTCAAGACTTCGCACATGGCCGCCCTCGGCGACGCCGGCGACATCGCTCTGGTGGATCTCAGCAGCTACCTCCTCGCCGCGAAGGGCACGGTGCAGACGGATATGTCCATCCACCTGCGCTTCGACTACGGCGAGACCGCCTACCGCGCGACCTACCGCATGGACGGTCGCCCCGCCTGGGACCGGGCACTCACGCCCCGCAAGGGCGGCGTCACCCTGAGCCCGTACGTGAAGATCGCGGCCAGAGCGTAGCACTCGACGAGCGGGGTATCCCGCAGAGATGAAAACCTCAAACCGAAAGGACAACCGATGAGCAGGAAACTCCTCGAGCGACTGCAGCTGGTGATGGGCTGCGAGCCCCAGGACCTCGACACCGCCGGGATCACCGGCGACTACGTCTCGATGAAGAACTACGGGCGCCTGCTGATCGTCGTGCAGGCCGGCGACGGCACGGCCGGCAGCGACCTGACCGTCGACCTCTACCAGGCGACCAGCGTCGCCGGGGCCGGGGCGAAGGTCCTGAACTGCCTCGAGACCGGCCGGATCTACACGAAGCAAGCCGCCACGTTCACCCTGATGCAGGCCGTCACCGCCTGGACGAAGGAAACCCAGGCCACGGCCGACGAGGAATGGACCGACGCCACGTCCGGCGAGCAGGTGAATCTCTGGGCCTTCGAGGTCCGCGCGGCGGATCTCGACGTCTCGAACGGGTTCGACTGCGTCCGCTGCGACATCGCCGACCCCGGCGCCGCGAAGATCGGCGCGCTCCTCTACATCCTCGGCGACCCGAAGTACCCGGCCGCGCCCGAGCTGATGGCGTCCGGCATCGCGGACTGACCGAGACAACCGTGGGGCCGCTGAGCCCCGAACGCTCCGGGAGGGGCGGGATCCTCCAACCCGCCCCTCCTACCCGGATCAACCCGGACAACCGACGCGCGCGCGCCGCCGAACTCAGGGAGTTCTGACATGGCAAGCGGCAAAACCCCCCTCTTCGCGCAGTGGCTCGGCGGGAACATGGTTCTCGCCGACCAGGAAAAAACGACCGGCCGATTCGTCTTCGTCCACAGCGGCACGGGCACGGACGCCGGCGGCTACGGCGCGAGCCCGAAGGCGCCCGTCGTGACCATCGACTACGCCGTCGGCCTCTGCACCGCGAGCAAGGGCGACGTGATCGTCGTGATGCCCGGCCACGTCGAGGACCTCGGCGACAGCGAGACGATCGACCTCGATGTGATCGGGATCACGGTCGTCGGCCAGGGCGTCGGCTCCCTCCGCCCGCGGATCGACTTCAACCACGCGGACGCCGGCGTGGACATCGGCGCGAACGACGTCACGATCCGCAACCTCGTTTTCCGGCCCTCCGTCACCGTCGTGGCGAAGGCGATCGACGTCGAGACCGGCGTCACCGGCGCGGTGATCGAAAACTGCGAGTTCGCCGTCGGCGAGGCCGGCGACGGGACGGACGAGTTCGTCATCGCCGTCGAGCTCGTCTCCGGCAACCACGACACCGTCATCAAGGACTCCATCTTCCGGACCCACGCCGCGTGCGACGGCTGCACCGCCGCGATCAAGCTCACCGCCGCCTCGAGCCGCGTCCGGATCGCCGACAACATCATGGTCGGCAACTGGAGCACGGCCGCGGTGGACGACGGCGCCGCCTGCACCGCGATCCTGATCGAGAACAACCGGATCAAGGTCAAGGACGGCGAGCCCGGCATCGAACTCGCCGCGACGACGACGGGCATCATCCGGAACAACTCGATCGAGACCACGGGCCTGGCCGACGCGGACACGGCGATCGTGGCCGCGGACTGCTCCTGGTTCCGGAACTACGCGGTCGTCACGGATGGGAAGTCCGACGAACTCATCGGCGCCGCGGAGTCGGAATCCATCGAGGGCAAGGTGGACTCGGTCGGCACGCTCGTCACCACGGCGGACACGGCCATCGACTCGGTCGGGACGCTCGTCACCACGGCGGACACGGCCATCGACTCGGTCGGGACGCTGGTGACGACCCTGGACAACTGGGACGTGCGCACGGTCAAGAAGGCCGACCTGGCGCTCGACGGCGGGACCGTGGCCGACGTGTTCGCGGTCGCCAACGCCCCGGTCGAACTCCTCGGCCTGCTGATTCACCTGACCGAGGCCGTGTCCGCGGACGCCTGCGCGATGAACATCCAGAGCGACCCGACCTCGGGCGCGGCGAACACGGACATGTGTGACAGCGTTGACATCAACGCGGCCGCCATCGGCGACGTGATCTGGATGGAAGGCACACCCGGGACGATCCTTGCCAACGCCGCCAACGGAACCGGCGTCCCCCAGATGTGCGACCATCCGCAGGTCGTCCTCCCGGGTGGCATTGACTTCATCTTCGCCAACAGCACTCCCTCGTCCGGCATCGCGGACGTCTACTTAGTCTATCGCCCCCTGGCGGCCAACGCGATCGTCACCGCCCCGTAAGGAAGCGCCATGAAAATCGCCCACTACGCCCCGTTCGCCCCCGCGCGCTGCGGAATGTACGAGGCCGCCCGAGACTTTGCTCGGGCGGACATCCTCGCCGGCCGCGAGGCCGTGTTTGTGGATACCGGCGTCACGATCAACGGCGACCGGCAACCTCCACAACCCGGCGCCAGCGATGATCGCGGTGGCTTTCACCTCGTTCCCGTCAACCCCATGGATGCCCAGGACGCGGACATCATCGTCGCGCACACGGGCATCCCCGCAACATGGATCGTGGGGACCCAGGCGCCCATCGTCTGGGTTCTCCACGGTCGTCCGGCCGCGTGTTTCCGGCCCGAGATCGCGAACCCGAAACACAACTCCTACACGCTGATCCCGATCGTGGCCAAGTGGCCGCGCGTCCGCGCCATGCTCACGATGTGGCCCGAGCACATGCCGTACTGGCGGGCTCTGATCCCGGAAAAAAAGCTCCGGTGTATCGGCCATCCGCCGATCAACCGCGAGCGCTTCAGTCCCGAGGGGCCGAAGCACGAAATCCCGGAGGACAAACGCGGGCGGTGGAACCTCCTCATCGCCGACAGCAACCGCGAGGACGTCAACACCTTCGAGGTCGCGCACGGCGCCATCGAAGCGGCGCGCCACATCGCCGGGCTCCGTGTTCATTTCTACGGAGTTCGCTCCCCGGTCCCCGGGCCCTGGGAGGTCCTCTTCGCCCGCCTTCGCGAGCTCGACGCCCTCGGCGAGGTGTGCGGGCGGATGACGGGGATGGACGAGGTCTACCGCTCGATGGACCTGCTCCTCAGCCCCCACCGGATCGCCGTCCGCACGATGGCCGAGTGTCTCTCATGCGGGACGCCGGTCCTCGCCGACGAGTGGTGTGTCCATACCGCGCACACCGCGCCGGTCGGCGACCCCGAGGCGGTCGCGGCCGAACTCGAGCGCCTGCTCACCCGCCTGCAATGCAACGCGCAGACGGTCCGCGCCGGCGTCGCCGACAGCGCGGCCCTGTTCGACCTCCCGCGCCACTCGGAGCGCATGACCGAGATCTACCAGATGGTCCTGGATGGAGCCTGAAATGGGCCTGACCCAGACAGCCGCGCCCGAAGCCGAACCGCTGACTGCCGCCGAGGCGAAGGCGCATCTCCGCGTCGTCTCGACCGACGACGACACGTACATCGGGACGCTCATCGAGGCCGCGCGCGCGCGCGTCGAGAACTTCCTCGCGCGCCAGCTCATCTCGGCGACCTGGGCGCTGACGCTCGACGAGTTTGCGCCCGAGATCGTCCTCCCGTTCCCCCCGTTCCAGTCGCTCACCTCGATCGCGTACGTGGACGCGAACGGCGACGACCAGACCCTCAGCTCGTCGGTCTACACGACGTACCTGCTCAACGACGTGACGCGGGTGATCGAGGACTACAACCAGGACTGGCCGACGACCCGGACGCAGCGCGACGCGGTCACCGTCACCTGGGTCGCCGGCTACGGGGACGCGGGCTCCGACGTCCCGGCCTCGATCCGCCACGCGATGCTCCTGGTGATCGGCGACCTCTACGAACACCGCGAGGCGCGCCTCGAGGTGAAGGTCGAGGACAACCGCGCCGTCCGTGATCTCCTCTGGCCCTACCGGAATCTGAGGCTCTGATGCGCTCCGGCCAACTCCGACACAAGATCGTGATCCAGCGCCGCGTCGAGACCGACGACGCTCACGGCGGGATCACCGAGAGCTGGTCAACGCACGCGACCGTCTGGGCGGCGATCCGCCCGCTCTCGGGCCGCGAGCTGGTCCAGGCCCAGCAGACCGCCGACCAGGCCGACACCGAGATCGTCATCCGGTTCTGCGAGGGCGTCACCTCGAAGATGCGCGCGACCTGGGGGACGCACGTCTACAACATCAAGGCCGCCGTCGTCACCGACGAACGTCGCACCGAGATGCGGATCCTCGCCGTCCGCTCCGTCTCCGCCGAATCGTCGAGCAGTTCGTCCTCCAGCAGCTCCAGCTCGGGAGGCGCCTGATGGCCAAGAGCATTGACCTCGTAACCCCTCGGGCAATGGGGAGGGCAACCTCCCCCGCCATCTTGAAAGGAGATTGGCATGGCCCTACTGCAGGTGACAGGGCGCAGCGACGTGAGGCTCGCCGTCAATGACGTAGACCACAAGCTCCACTTTACGCGCGTCGCCGGCGACGGGACTGTGACCGACCTCGGAGCCATCGTGATCGGCGTGAACGACGGCCCCGCTGTCGCCGCGCTGGACGACATCAACGCCGCCCTAGTTGGCGCGTCCGCGCCGTCTGTGGACAGCTACACGAGCGCCGCCGTAGCCCTCGCCGCATCCAACCCCCGACCAAGTGCTCGTCGCCGCGCCTGGGGCGACAAGCAGATTTGGGTCTACGGGTTCGTGGGTACGGCGGACACCGCCGCCGGGACCGTGACGCTTCAGGATGAGGACAACACCGCCCTCACGGGCACGATGGCCGTCTCTGACGAGGGTGGGTGGGTCTTGCCTATGTCGGGCAACTTCGCCATGCCCTGGATCAAGGTCGCCACCAACAAGGCGCTTGAGGCTGACACCGGAGCTTGCACGTTCGGCGGCGTTATCACCTACGCGATTGTGAGCGTCTGATGAGCCTACCACTACTCGGAGCGGGTGCGACCAAGGGCGGAGTCACATATGAGAACTTCACCACGTTCACGGAGGTTGACCCCAACTCGCGCTTTGCGGTCGCAGCACACCAGATCGACGTCGATGGGCTGACTCGGGATGAGGATGCCTACGTCTACGGTGACTACGGGGTTGCTCACTTCGGCGCGACCTTCATGCACGACTTCGATTTCCAAGCCACCCCCACCGCATCTCTATACGGCATCTGTGGTGTCTACGGCATCGGCAACACCATTACCCACATAGATGAGTCCGGTGTTGAGAACCTGGCTGTGTTTGTCGAGCACTACCACGAGCGCGTCTCCTTCCTTAACTTGGAGAACGATAACCGTGATGCCGAGGAGTACTCGTGGGTCACAGGCACTTGGTACTACGGGCGCGTTCTGAGAACCTCGGAGACGAACGTGCAACTCCGTGTCTACACGGACGCCGAACGGACGGTCCTGGCGTACACCTTGAGCCAGACAATCGCGAGTGGCCGCCGCTATCGCTACCTCTATGGAGTCCAGTCGTACAACTCCGAGCATGCGGAAAGAGACATCTACGCCAAGGTCCGCAACCTGAACATCCATGAACCATGACCGACGCATTTTTTACCGCGCCGTATAGGAGCCTGACATGAAGATCGTCTGGAACCTGGTCTATGTGGTAGTCGGAGCCATCGTCGCAACGGTCGGCGGGCACTACCTGCGCAAGTGGAAGGCCTGACATGGCCCGAAGGATTGACCTTTCCCTACTCGGAGACAAGCGCCTCGAACGCCAGCTCAAACGCCTGCCGGTCATCGCCCAGCGGAAGGTCGTCCGCCGCGCGATGCGCGAGGCGGCTCGGCCAGTGCAAGCCGAAGCGGAACGCCTTGCGCCGAGGGGGGAGACCGGCCGGATGGCCGCGACCATCAAAATCAAAGCGGCGAAAGGAAAGGCCGGGCTCGGCGTCGTCGTCCAGACCGGGACGCGCGAGGAGCTCGGCATCGCGGCGGACGACCCCTACTACTACCCGTTCGCCGTCGAGTACGGACACGGCGACGTTCCGGCTCATCCGTTCATGCGCCCGGCGATGGACAACATGCGGCCGACGGCGATGGCGATCGTCGCGCGCGTCGTCCGCGAGCGACTGCCGATTGAGGCGGCGAGAATCACATGAGCGACTTCCAGCAGGCGCTGAGATACGAGGCCGTCAACGCCACCGCGATCGCGGCGTTGATCGAGTCGCGTTTCCGCCCGGCCGGAGAGTCGCCCCAGGGCGAGGACTACCCGCGCGCGGACTACCAGCGGATCAGCGGGAGGCCGACGCGCCACTACACCGGGGACAGCGACCTCGAGGAGGAGCGCTACCAGATCAACTGCTGGGCTGATACGCAGCTCGGGGCCTACACGCTGGCCCAGGCGTTCCGCGCCCACTTCGATCGCTTCCGAGGCGCGATGGGCCTGACCGGCTCGCACTGCCACGTTCGCGGGATGTACCTCGATTCGGAGCGCGACGACCAGGCGTCTCCGGCCGACGGGACCGAGCGCGGCCCGTTCCGCGTGATCCAGGAGTACGCCGTTTGGTGGGTGAGTTGATGACCGCGACGCCCCTGACATCTCCGCCGTACAAGTGCGAGTGCGGAAAGGCCGTGTTCATCCGCCTCGACGCCGCCACCGGCGAGCCCGAACCCCGAGCCTACTGCCGGCGCTGCAAGCGCTGGTTCGAGTACCCCAACCACGCAGCCCGTGCCGATGAGGCCAGCGCTCCTGAACGAAGGAGAGCGCCATGCCTGACGTCAACGTCGGGACCGGGACCAGCATTGTTTTCGCCTCGAGCGGATTCACCGCGCAACTGACGAGCATCGATCCGTACGAACTCTCGCGCGAGTCGATCGAGACGTCCCACCTCGGGACGACCGGTCCGAAAACTTCGGAGCCCGGCGACCTCTACGACCCCGGCGAGCTGGCGCTCGAGGGGCACTTCAACCCGGAGACGGCGCCGCCGATCAGCGGCGTGGCGGAGACGGCCACAATCACCTACCCCTCCGGCGCCACGGATGCCTTCACCTGCTACATGACCAACTACAAACCGGGCGTCCCGCTCGAGGACAAAATGACGTTCTCGGCGACGTTCAAAATCACGTCCGCGATCACGCGCGGCGGCACGGTCTCCAGCGCCTCGTCCAGCAGCTCGTCCTAACCCGCGTCCCGCGGCGCGGGACCTGACTCTAGCGTCCGAAGGAGATCACCATGAGCGACCCAAAAGGCTGCACGATGGAAGCGCTGGCCCCCGAGGCCCCCGAACCCGAGCCCGTGGCGCCGGTCCTCACCCGCGAGGCGATCCTTGCGCGGAGGAACTCTGGTGTGGAGCGAGTCTACGTCGAACGGTGGAAGGGCCATGTGTGCCTTCGGGTCATGTCCGGCGAGGACCGGGATGCGTTCGAGCAGTTCTGCACCGACGCGCGGACCGCCGGCAGGCTTCAGGTCCGTGGAATCCTCGCGATGCTGCTCGTCCGCACGATCTGCGACGAGTCGGGACAGCGGGTCTTCACCGATGAGGACGTCGACGCGGTAAACCAGCTCGACGCGGCGGTCGTGTGCGAGTTGTTCGAGCGGGCCCAGCGCCTGAGCGGGCTGACCGACGACGACGTCGAGGAACTGGCGGGAAACTCACCCGGCGGCCAGAGCGCCGATTCTGGTTCCGCCTAGCTCTGGCCCTGGGCTGCACGGTCCGCGAGCTGCAATCGCGGATGGACTCGCGCGAGTTCGCGGAATGGCTGGCATACGACCGGATGGCTCCGATAGGCGGCGTCCGAGGCGACCTGCAAGCCGCGATGGTCGCCTGGGTAGTCGCGAGCGTCAACCGAGGCAGCGGCCCCGAGCCGAAGTTCGAGACTTTCTGCCTTGACTTCGCGCCGAAACAGCCGATGAGCGACGACCAGATGGAGATGGCCATGATGGCCTTCGCCCAAACCCACAACGCCGCCCTGGAGACCAGCCGTGGCGATCGTCAGTAGTCTCGCGGTCTCACTGACCGCGAAGACGCAGAAGTTCCAGAAGGGGATGAAGCGCGGCCGCCAGTCCCTCGGACGCTTCCAGGCGGCGGCTGCCGCGACACGGGCGCGCGTCCTTCGGCTCGGCGGCGCGCTACTGGGAGCGGCGGGCGTCGTCGGGATGGGCCTCTGGATCAAGAGCACGATGCAGGGCGTGGACGCCGCGGCGAAGTTGGCCAAACGGCTCAACCTCCCGATCAACGCCCTCCGCGGCCTCCAGCACGCCGCCGGGCTCAGCGGGGCCAGCGCCGAGGCCATGGACAAAAGCCTCGATAAGATGAACAGGGGCCTCGGCGAGGCCGCGATGGGGACGGGCATCGCGAAGGATTACATCGAGGCGCTGGGCCTCAGCGTCGCCGATCTCCAGGCGATGAAATCGGATGAGGCGTTCCTGACAATCTCGGACCGGATCAAGGGGATGGCCACGCAGTCCGCGAAGGCCGCCGCGGCCGCGGCGATTTTCGGTCGCTCCGGGACGAAGCTCGTCAACATGTTGGACCAGGGCTCCGAGGCCACGCGGGGCATGATCGCCGAGTCCACCCGCCTCCGCGGTTCCCTCACCGCCCTCGACGCGAGCAAGGTCGA